AAACGTACTTGCGGAATAAAGATCCCCAAGTTGCGTATTTCCACTTACACCACGACTAATTTCTTTAAATTGAGTATTTGTTCTACTCTTATAGAAACAAATCTCATCATCTATCTTAAAATATCCGCCATTCTTCGGAAAAGATGAGGCATCTACTACAGTTATAGTAGTATCAGCAGTATTAACCAGTCCACTTACCGTAGTACTCTGATTTAAGAGGTTATTCTCATAAAAATCAATATCACGATACGTTTGAAGATTCGTAATAACGTCTAATGGTTGTCCCTGAAGTTCAAGCTGCTCATAATATTTCTGTATGAACTTTCCAAAGAGTTCATACTCCTCATTGATAAAATCAGGTAGTTGTTGATCAACTAAGAAGGAGATCTTATTCGCAGTCTTTAACATCCCTACTCTTCTTTATAAGCGACGAATTTACTTTGTGATATATCTACGTCTAAATACACCTCACGTTTAACTTCAATATCTTTATTTGCAGGTTTTACTCTTAATTCAATACGATTATCGGAAAAACTGCCCTTTAAGATAGTAAAGTTTGTCATTATTATCTCACCCTTAATATAATCAACAGTTCCTATTGAATCATTCAATAGAATCTTTTCACCAGTGATAGAATCTAGTCTATATAGGACTAATTTACCATTTCTATCCTCTAGATACGAAGTAACAGTTGGGTATTCAAAGACTGTCATTCCTGTTGATGTAACTACGGGGTTGTTGCAATCAATATAGAATGGATTCTTATAACAAATCTCATAATATGCAGAAGAATTTATTTGTGCAATAAAATCCTTTCTCATAGTAACATCGGTATCATTTGAATTAATAGAACGATCTGCACTATCAATAACACTGATAAACTTTGAATATCTAAACTTTCCATTGAACTTCTCTGTACCAGAGGTTTTTAAATATTCTGTGACAGCATTAGAGGCCTTCACTGCCATCTCAGCAGGAAGTAACTTAGTCTTATTAACATCATAATAAACATTACTTGCCAATTCCAAATAAAGGAGAGAAGGATCAACAAACTCAGGTCTTATAGAAGCAACAGTATGCTTCTTCAATTTTTCCTTTAAATCACTTTTTGTGAACGCTGACAACGCAGCGGCCTCAGTGGGTTTCACGGAAAGGAATACTTTACCATATGCAGGTGGTTCTTGCTCTTCACCACCAAATACTATGATGTCGCTAACTGCTGGATATAGATTCCTAACAATTGCTTTGTAATCATTAGATGTTACTGCTCTATTCTGTGATCCATAAAACTTAGGAGCATTGAACTTAATCTTATCAATAGTCTCAATTGCTGCTCCACCTGCTGCTATCTCTTTTGTTGTTAATGTAGTTACACCAAATGGTACTGTTAATGGAGTACTATTCTGATCTTCTAATACACCATTAAATGTAAATGTCTTTGCTCCATTAGTAGCATCACCATTAGTTACAACATAACTGATCTGAACTACATTACCGTCTTCAAGTTTCTTACCTAATACTCCATCACCAAAGAAGATCTCGTAATTCTCATCTTCTTGCTCACTAATGAAAAATACTTTATCTGTAGCACCAATATCTAATATATTACTTGCAACAGCATAATCATCATACACACTAGAACCTGCTGACGTAAAAACTCTTACCTTTACTGTATTTGTATCAATACCAGTATTTTCAATAATAAAACGTTGATTCTTAAGACTGGTATCAATTGTGGTATTAATTGTAAGATAAGATCCTTCATATATGGGAAGATCATCAAAACTTGCTACACTATTAACAACAGAAACCTTAGCATCCTCTGTTACGACAAAACGATACAAAGAACCATCAAAATTACTTACAAATCCACTACCAGCCTTAAGAGTTACTGCTGATGGAGGAGTTCCAGTAAATGTAAGATCTAGATCAACAACTGCTTTAGGTGATGTAATAGATTTTGGTGTATATCCTAACTGTTTTGCCAGAGACACTACGTTGTCCCTGAGGGTAGCAGAGTCAAGGAATAACTCATTTGCTACCATGTTGGTATTAAACGCCGTGTAGTAGGTGTTATACGCCAATACATCAAGTATATTACTGAGTGCAGACCCTTCAAAGTCATAATCAGTAAAATCTGTCTGTGCTCTCATATAATCTTTGAGAGCGACTTTGATATCACCAAAGTCTAAATTGTTTAACTGGGTGTATGGCATTATCTCGTCCTATTTAAGACTAACTCTACGGCTACTGGTGGTTCATCAGAACCTACGATTACATATGTCATTTCAACATCAAATGAATTGTTATCATAGTTAGGATATGTTTCCATTGTCCTCACTGCAATCCTTGGTTCAAACTTAGTTATAGTATTTCTAATACTTAGTTCTATTTGAGCAGCAGTACCATAATCTAGTGGTTCAAACAAATAACTTCTTATATCTGATCCGTAATCTGGTTTAAACGGTCTTTCCCCTTTATTAGTTAGTAATAAATTAACGATTGCCTGTTTAATAGCAGAAGCATCCTTACTGACAACAAGGTCACCAGTAACAGGATGCTTCTTAAAATTAATATTAATGTCCTTGAAGGACAGAGTGGCCGCCATTTACCGACAATATACGAAGTCAGTTATATTTAGCGACTTTTATCCTACTTCATAGAAGGTATACTTAAGGAATAACTCTTCTCCAGCATGTATAGCACGTATTGTCTTAACAAAGTACTTATCATCCTCACTCCATTTCACACAATTGGGGTCTTCACTATGGTTTATGAATCCTCCTAGAGGAGTCCTATAAATGACCTCATCAACGATAAGGTGAGACATCCCCAAATGCATACCCGAAGGGATTTCTTCACGTGCAAAGATGCCCTGCCCTGCTATAGGAGAGTCTTTAATATGGAGCCACGCATGTAATGCTTGATAAGTCATATACGATAATTATAATTTATCACAATTCTTTGATTGTGCATTTTAGGACATTGTGACGCATGAAGTACATCACCATCCATTAATAATACTCTTCCTTTCTTTGGTTCAACTTCTCCTATTAATTCATCACCTTCAAATATACCTGTAGTTCCATCACTATCCATTACGTAATAGATCATTACTTTATATGGTTTATTATCTTCTGGACGATCTCTATGAGGTTTATGATGTTTTGTCTCAGCACCTGTCTGATTCTTAATAAACATCGCTGCTCTTATTCTTAGCAGTTCAGTTGGTCGTTTATCTCCCAATGCCTCAAATAGAATTGGAACTACAGGTTCTATACCATTTGTACCTTTCTCACCAGGTCCAAGCATAACATGAGAGAACCCAGTATGAGGATCCTCAGCATTAGGATCATACGCAGTTATTTTATTAATATAGTACCAAGGAAATTCTGAACTAGTCATATATCCCTCTATCCAATCTTGATATCCTACAGATATAATATCATCAAGTACTTGATATTTTTTCATAATATTTTCGGAGATTTTCGGCGTTCGGGTCGCCGCCCTTATTTTCCTTGCCCTCTATATCTCTTCTTCTTAGCATTTCTAGAAGTCGCAGAAAGTTTCGTATTCTTTGACTGTCCCTGCCTAGTTACTTTTGCTGGAGGTGCAGCATGTTCGTTATTATTGTATAGTGCCATTATGTACGTGTACCTATGAATATGCTACCATACTTCCCAGGCATTGTCAAGATCCTCGGATCGGGTGCTGCTCCAGCACCACTTACTCCGTCACCTATGACTGGAACGAGTGTACCTTCAAAATAAACACCCCGTGCATCTGTATTGACAATCGCTACCACTTTAGGTCTAACCAATGGTTGTGGAACAGGGGGAACTAAAGGATTGATAGGGATACCAGTAACAGGGGTAGCAGGAACAATAGGATCAATACCACTTACCAACCCACCACCACTATAAATCGTAAGATACGTTTTACTAACACCATGTGCCTGTTTAGGATATACCGCAGTACCATTAGCACTTTCAGTATCCATTGTTGAAGAATCTGCTATATTACCTGGTTGACTTGCCATTCTTTAACTCCTCTACTGTCTTATGTAGATAGTCAAGTGTCTCAACTAGACTCTCATGAGTTTGCTGGCCCTGACGCTTGTACATCAATAATGGACGCTCTAGCCTGTACATCCTCTGCTCCAACTGATTCAACCTCTCGGACAATTGTTGGAGTGACTCGTTGAACTTCTGAATTATCAACTGGTTGTCTGCTGTCATTGTCTACACCTGAAAAACGTTGTGAGGCAGCTCCTTCAAACTGATCACAAAACTGTTCAAAGTTTGCCAATACCTTTTCATAGTAATTCTCATCTACTGGTAAATCTCTCATTATTTTAAACCTGGTGCTCCACCATGCAGAGTTACTTCTGGGTAATCCTTAATAGGATTATCAGAATCTCCTGCTAAATGGTCGGTTTCATGCTGATTAAGCTTCTCTTCAATTGCAATGACCCTTGCACAGAGTTCTTCTAACATATTTGCAATCTTATTTAACTGATGCTCGTGTGTTGCAATAGCATATGCAGGATCTTGCATCATGTTCTGATGGGCGGCCTCTCCTTCTGTTGAACTAGGCATTGAATCTACTTGATAATCTACTGCTGCTGCATAATCAGTCGGGGGAACTTCTGTTATATCTGGTTGTCCTGCTGTATATGGAGGAGGTGCAA